CGATGCAGGAACCAAAATCAATTCCATTCAGTCGCACAAGTTGGACTTGGCAAATGCGCTTGATGTTTCAACCGTTCGTATTTCGAAAGAACTGACAGTTTATGAAGGAAAATCATATCTGGCCGTGGAACTTTCCAAAAAAAGAGAACGAGATTTAAACTTTACCAAAAAGGATTTGGTCGATATGAAGATTCCTATCGGTAGAGATAATTTCGAACAAATCGTTCATTGGGATTTAAACAACCATTCCACGCCTCACGCTTTAGTATGCGGTGCGACAGGTTCAGGAAAATCGGTTGAATTAAAATCGATTATCGAATATGCAAAATTAGCCGGAGTGAAACACATCATCATTCTGGATCCTAAATTCGAGTTCTGCAGGATGGGATTGAAAGGAGTTAAAATTTACAGCGAAATCCTGGATATCGAAACCGCTTTGGAAAATTTGGTTATCGAAATGAACGAAAGAGTCAAAGCCGGAAGCGAAGAAAAAACCCTAATCATTTTTGACGAGTTTGCCGATGCCCAATCCCAAGGACGAAAAGGCAAAGAGTTGGATATTATGGAAATGGTGGAAGTAGGCCAACAAAAAATGAAGACAATGTTTGGCGAAACAATGGTGCCAAAAATGAAGCTTCAAAAAGTAGGTTCCAAAAACACCTTGGAAGAAAACCTTCGCATCCTGCTTCAAAAAGGACGTTCTGTTGGTTTCCGAATCGTGGCTGCAACACAAAGAGCATCCGTGAAAGTAATCACGGGCGATGCCAAAGCCAATTTCCCTGTCCAAATCTGTTTCCGTGTGCCAAAAGAAATCGATTCCAAAGTAGTCCTCGACGAAGGCGGTGCCGAATCTTTGGCTGGCGGTGGCGACGGTCTTATTCGTTCTCCTGAATATCCTGAATTAGTGAGGTTTCAAGCTTATTGGAAGCCTTAAAAAACAGGCACGCTTCGCTAACGTTTTTGCTTGGTGCAGTTACCGAAAAATAATACCTAAAACTTTAAATTAAAGACAGATTATGCAAACACAAAACCATCTTAAAATTGAGCCTGATGCGGTAATTGCTCCAAGCAATTGTTATGCCTCGCTTACTCACGGATCGTTGTTTTCTGGAATTGGCGGTTTTGATTTAGCATCTGAATGGATGGGATGGGAAAATGTATTTCATTGCGAATGGAATGATTTTGGAAAACGAATTTTAAAATATTACTGGCCAAATGCTATAAGTTATGATGACATCACAAAAACAGATTTCACTATTCACAGAGGACGAATACATATTTTGTCCGGCGGTTTCCCTTGCCAACCGTACAGTTCCGCAGGAAAAAGAAAAGGTAAGGAAGATGAGCGCCATTTATGGCCAGAAATGCTTAGAGCAATTCGAGAAATTCAACCGACCTACGTTGTGGGCGAAAACGTTCGCGGGCTTACTAATTGGAATGGAGGGATGGTCTTCGACGAGGTGCAAGCTGACTTGGAAAATGAAGGCTACGAAGTCACACCGTTTTTACTTCCATCTTGTGGCATTGGAGCGATACACCAAAGGGAGCGAATATGGTTTATTGCCTACTCCAAGAGCTATGGAGATAATAAACGGAGCGAGTCATATTGCGGAAAGAAAAACACCATCGGGGCTGACATCATTCATCAATTTAATGAACGGTTTGCCACTACAACAAGCGAATTCTTTAAATCCGCGATTTGCCCTGAACATAATGGGTTTTCCGAAAGATTGGACGGAATTACCATTTCTGAATGGAGAAAGCAATCACTTAAAGGAGCAGGAAACGCAATAGTTCCCCAAGTAGCCTTACAGATATTCAAGGCTGTCGATATGCACAATGCTTCTTTAAGTGAGGCATAACGTTATCTCGCTTGCTCGTCGTTGCGGGCTTCGTAAAGATAAAATTTCAATTTAAAAATAAATATAATGCGAAACGAAAATATGATTGAACAGGAAAATCCGCAATGCGTGCAAACGAGTGTTAGCGGTTGTACGGATGTTGTTAAGAAAAAAGTTCTCAATCTATACGCTGGACTAGGCGGAAATCGTAAAAAATGGAATGATGATTTATATGAAATTACAGCCGTTGAACTTGATGAAAAAATAGGAAATGTTTATAGACAAAATTTTCCTAATGATAAACTAATAATTGGCGATGCTCACAAATATTTAAAAGAGAATCATCAGGATTATGATATTATCTGGAGTTCGCCACCTTGCCAAAAACATAGCAAAATGATGAAAGCCACAAGGCATAAAGTAGCTGATTATATTGATATTTCTCTTTACCAGCAAATCATCTTTTTACAGCATTTTTTCAAAGGTAAATTTATTGTTGAAAATGTAAAACCGTATTATGAACCTTTGATAAAACCAACTAAAACATTAGGTCGTCATTTATTATGGTCAAATTTTGAAATTTCAGATTTTGAAATGCCAAATATAAAAGGGTTCATAACTGCTGGAACTGTTGCCGAAACTGAAAAGCTAAAAGAATGGCTAGGTATAAAATACGAAGGGAATATTTACTATAAAGGAAATCATTGTCCTGGTCAAGTATTAAGAAATTGCGTGCATCCCGATTTTGGGAAACATATTTTTGACTGTCTTGAAAATAATTACAAGCATATCGAGAGCCAAATGTTCTTGTTTGCAGATTCGTAGTATAACCGCTAACGTTATCTCGCTTGGCGAGGTTGGGAAAAATAAGCCCGAATAATTAAATTTAAGACAGAACAATGAAAGTACAAGATCAACATCAAATTAAGCCCAGAACCCAATCTTGCCAAACGAGTGTTATGGTTAGTGCGGATTTTGAAAACTTCAAGGATAATTTTTTATTCGCTTTTGTTTTCAACCCAATTGACAGACCAAATTTTAATGAGTTCTTATTAATTCATTTTAAGGTTTATAACATTCTGTATAAAAATATTTATACGATTCAGAAATATGCTAAAATAGCATTACACGAGGAATTAAATGAGTTTGAAATGTTTGGAATGCAACTAAAAACTAAATAAATATAAAAATGGAATTTAAAAAATCAAAATTAAAAACAGTAAGAAACGCTTTGAAAATTGCTGTTATGTATGCAAAAACAGAGTGTTATATTGCTGAATTTAAAGAATTGTTAATAGATGTTGAATCAGAAATTATTAAAGAATCAAAACAAGATAAAACTATAAAAAATGGGAATGACAACGTACACAAGAGAAGCAAAATGCAAAGACTGTAAATTTTGCAAAAGTTTTTATGAAGGCAAAAAGAAAAAGCATACTTGCATCAATGAAAAATCAAAAAGACACACTGAAATAATAACATTAAACGATTTCGTTTGTGATGTTTGGGAGCTATCGTAGCATTAACCATAACCAGCGGCGCTTTGCGAAGTGCTTTGTATTTCTCAAAGCGCTAGTTGGGCGAAGTGCCGCTGATTGGGCAAATGCTTCGGCATTTTGCCCAACGTCCTGCAACTTGTGGTAGTTTGAGATAAAAAATTCCCGAACTTCGGAGTTAAGACAGATTATAAAAACACAGACTAAAAATTAAATTAATAACTAAAGCCCAAATTACCACAAATTGCTGTTATAGCTTGTGGTGGGTAACTAAAACAAAACGTGTTATGAAAACAATCACAGTAAAAGAAGCATTAAAACAAGGTTATACTCTTTGTGGATATGAAGATTTAGAAATGCAAGGATTAAAAAATATTGACAATTTAGAAGAAGAAGATTTTGAACTACATCACGGTTATTTATGCGTAGCAAACAAAGAATCTAATTCCGCTTCAATATCATCCGAAGAAGTAATTGAATGGCTCACAGATAGATATTATGACACAGAAGGAAATCCCGATGACGATACTCACGATATGGAACTATGCTTTAAAGAAAAAACAGATATTATAGAAGAATTTGTTTCTAAAATAAACGAGGTTTATAGTCAAAAAAAATGGTGGTTTTTAGATTCTGATTTGAGATTAGTTCCTGATGAAAATGAGATAGAGCCATAAGCTATAACGGTTCGTCGCTATAATTTCGGCGTGGCTTGTAACCGTAAATTTTCTGCCGAAAATAAAATATTATTAACCACCGATAATTCCACTAAATAAAACGCTGAAATATAGCGACTGTTAGTGGCATACCACGTAAAACATTAAGAATATGACTTATAAAATAAAAGAGTACGATAAATTTTTATGCATACAAGATTATGTAATGTATGATACTGAAGAAGTTGCATATACGGAAGGTAAAGAATATTTGTCAGAAATAGAAAATTGTATTACCGACAACGAAACAGATGTTTATCACGAAATGGATGGTCAAGAAGATTTTTTTGAATACTTCAAGTTTATAGGCAATGTAGTCGGTTGCCACTAACGGTTCGCAGCCTTGTACTGCCGCCTATGCGGTTGCGAGATTTTGGCGGTAGTTCAAGACTGCTGTTATGCGGTGGTGCTTTTTTAATTAACAATCAAAAATTAAAAATATGACAAAAAGAGAAAGATTAGCAGAAAAAATAAGATTAAACAATCTTAAAATTAAAGAGTTAGAAAATAAAAATGTATTGCTTCAAATTGAAACGCTTAAAATTTCAGATAAATATCAAAAATATTCTGAAAAAATAGAGAAGATTGCAACACGAGTAAATAGAAAAAAAGTTTATGAAGATGTTTTAATCGGGAAGATTACTTGGAAAGAACATTTTATTGACGAAGATAGTGGTGATGTAATAGAGATTGAGCGAAATCAAATAGTAAGAAGGAATGATAAGTGGTGTTTTTAGCTGTTCCAACAGCATCCCGCATAAATATGAGATAAATCATATTTTTTACCAAAAATAAGAACCACATTTACTAATTAAAAAATGAAACTTACCCAAAACCAGCTCGATTCAATTCCTTTTCAATATGCTAATGATGTGCGTTCCGGTAAAATAGTTACAGGAAAACGCATCAAACAAGCCGTAGAGCGTTTCTTCGCCTGGATAGAAACTGCTGATCAAGATGGTTATTATTTGGACCACAAAAAAGGGATGCAAGCCATCAACTTCTTCCCTACATTCCTAAACCATACCAAAGGAAAATTAGCAGGAAAACCATTCATATTATCGCATTTTCAGCAGTTTACAATGTATAATGTGTTTGGCTGGATTAAATCCAGCAACGGATTTCGCCGAATCAATACTGTTTACGACAAACGAGCAAAGAAAAATGGCAAAACGGCCGAAATGGCTGGAATGGCACTTTACACAATGAGTTTCGACCTCGAAATGGAAGCCGAAATCTATGTCGGAGCAACCAAAGAAGAACAAGCTCGTTTGTGTTGGGAACAAGCCAAAATGTTTATCGAAAGTCCTGTTGCAAATCCTGCACTTCGCAAAATGGGATTTTATGCAATGCAACGCATCATCGGTTTTCGTCCTACAGGTGCAAAAATGCGAGCTTTGGGTGGCGATTCTAAAACACAAGACGGAATTAACTGTCACGTTGGTATAATCGACGAATATCACGCACACAAAGACGATACCGTAAAAGAAAATCTAGAATCATCCACCGTGCAACGCACACAAGCCTTAATTTATCACATCACAACGGCGGGTGCCAATGTGCAATCGGCTTGTAAACGCTACGAAGAATCAGTAATTGAAGTGCTCGAAGGTCGTAATATAGACAATTCGCTTTGGATAATGATCCACGATATAGACCAGGAAGATTTAGCCACCGAAGATTCTTGGGAAAACAAGGAATTATGGCAAAAAGCAAACCCGTTGTTGGGTGATGGATTAGATATCGATGCCATCGAAAAAGAATTCGTAAAAGCCATCAACCAACCTTCTAAAATTCGAAATTTCAAAACAAAAAACTTGAATATGTGGGTCGATCAGGAATTCGACTGGATTTACAACGAAATCTGGATGAAAGGAAAAGTTGATAAAATACCAATGGAAAAATTTGAAAAATTTGGAGCCTATGCAGGATTAGATCTTTCTACAACTACTGATTTAAGTGCTTATGTAATTCTTTCGGAACCTGACGAATTAGGCGACCGTTACGCTAAATTTTACCTTTTTTGCCCAAAAGATACCATTGTAAAACGCTCTAAAGAAGATCGTGTACCATATCAATATTGGGCCGATATGGGATATATAATCGCCACACCTGGCAATGTGATAGATTACGATATTATCGAAGAAACTATAAATCGAACCTATCATTTACATAAAGTTATTCGCTTAGAATATGATCGTTATAATGCCACACAACTTATCCAGGGATTACAGGAACAAGGCTTAAATGTTTCCGAGTTTTCGCAAGCAATCGGCACAATTTCGGCACCAACTAAGGAATTTGAAAAACTCGTTTATTCAGGTAAAATTAAACACGATGGTAATCCGGCTGTGGCTTGGATGCTCGCTTCGTGTGTGATTTATGCCGATGCCAACGAAAACATAAAAGTACACAAAGGCCGTTCCGGGGCAAACGGCCGCCGTGTCGATGGTATTATTGCCTTAATAAACGCTTTGGGTGGCTCAATGTCAACTCCCGAAGAAACAAATGAATCTTATTACAACCGCGACGATGCCGAATTCACTTGCTAACAAAAAAAAAATAAATATTTTATGACACCAGCCGAAGAAAATGCGCTCAGAATCCTAATCGCTAAACTCGAAAAAGAAAACATCGAAATGCGAAAACTCTCCACCCGAAAAGGTTTTTACAACGAATTTTTTAACGAACTCAAAACAGCAGCTTCCAACAAAGAAGCATTCAACACCATCAACGAACGATACCACACCCTATTCGGCAAATATCGCTATTCCGATTTCAACACCTTCAAACGAATGTCTAATTATTACAACAACAAAAAATGAAAATCGCCTTAATAATAATCCTAACCTTTATCCTGGCATTCGCCACCAGCTCACTTTTCGAACTCGATTTTATCGCTAAAAATCCCGTCCGATACATCCTGGTTATCGTCTTAATCCTAATCGAATTACTAACCGGATTTTTTTACATCAAATCTGAAATTAAATAAATAGAGAAATGAAAGCAGAAAAAACATTTAAGTTTAGAAAATTAACAATTTATATTCAATATTTTTTTTATCATTTTGGATTAGCTATAGATTACGAGAAATATGCTACTTATTATAATATCTCTATATTACTACCTTTTGTTTTAATAGCTTTTGAAATTCCTATAAAAAAATCCGTTTAATCCGTGTCATCTGTGGCAAAAAAAAATAAAAATTATGAAACTAGAAAACAACACCGATAAAAAAGTAAGGCAATCGGTAAATGCTATAAATAAAACAGCCTGTTCGTTGAAACAGTTAGGAGAAATAATGAATAATACCGTTAAAGTTTTTAGAGAATCAAAAACTGTTTTTGATGAATTAAAAAAAGTAAAACTAATAAAATGAAAGAAACCCTAAAATCCGATAACCTCGCAAAAGCAATCCGACAACTACCAAACCCTAAAACCTATACACCCGAAACCGTCACTGTTTTAGTCGCAAAACTAAAATACACCTTCGAAAAACACAATAACGAATGGTATTATAAATTTTAAAACTCATAATTCATAATTCATATCTCATAATTTTATAAAGTTACATAATGTAACCATTTAAGCACCGCTTCAACTCTAATTTTACCCAATAATTTAGTGGTAAAATGAGTTTAAACGGTGCTTTTTCCGAAATGTTCAAACCTGCAACCCGCAGTGCAGCAACCGATGCTTCCTATTTTGGCGGCTTTGGTGGCTTCTTTTCATTAGGCAATACCGGTCAAACATCCCATATCAAATACAAAAAGTCGCTAGAACTTTCGGCCGTTTATAATGCAGTCGAACAAATCTCGAATGATATTGCCAAAATCCCTTTTTCCGTAAACCAAAAAAACGGAAACAACCGCGAATCAAAACCTAATCATCCGGCTAATAGGTTAATTGCTTACGAACCTAATTCCTTAATGACCACCTTTATTTTCCGTAAAACAATGGCAATTTCGCTTTTGTTACGTGGTAACGCTTTGGCAAAAATAGAGTACGATACTAAAGGAAATCCAATCGAAACCAATTTCATCAACTGGGATAATGTCACAGACATTCGCATCAAAAATGGTGAATTAGTTTATGATGTTCGTGGTTTTTCACAACCGCTTTTAGCTTCTGAAGTATTGCATTTCAAAAACTTTTCCCATAACGGAATCGTTGGTATTTCCTGTATTTCCTATGCAGCACAACAATTGAATATGGCAATCGAAGTGCAAACCTATTCGGCTGAAAATTATTCAAACAAAGGAATTAGCCGTGGAATTATTCAATCGGAGAAACAATTAAATCCTGCTGCAAAAACTAAAATTTCTACTGGTGTTCAGGAAGCAATGGCTTTCAAATCTTTGGATAAAATAGCCGTTTTAGACGAAGGAATGACCTATCATCAAATTGCGATTACACCACAAGAAATGCAAATCATTGAAACAGGACGTTTCAACATCGAAGAAATCGCTCGTATGTTTAATATCGCACCGCATAAAATTAAGTCGTTGCAGCAATCCACTAACAACAATATCGAGCAACAAACGCTAGATCACGCTTCAGATACTATTCAACCGTATATCACGAATATCGAACAGGAATATGCTAAAAAATTATTCACTACAAAAGAACGTGAAGCGGGTTTTTATGTGCGTGGAAATATGAATGTTCTTTTACGTGCCGATATAAAAAGCCGTGCGGAATATTTTTCAAAAGCAATAAATTTTGGATGGAAAAGCAGACAAGAAGTACGTCAATTAGAAGATGATAACGATGGACCAGAATTTTTAAACGAATTTTTAACACCGGTAAACACATTTACCGAACAGCAAATAGATAAAAATTTAAAAGACAATAAAGATGGAAATTCAGTTAAATAAACCGGTAATCCGCGAAGCCGTTGTACGTGCTTTGTCAGATAAAAATAAAGAAAATCGGGAAGTTGAATTCGTGATTTCTACCGAAGCACCGGATACTTATGGAACCGTTTTTAAAATATCAGGCTGGGATTTAAAACGCTACGAAAACAATCCGGTAGTGTTTTATGCTCACAAATCCTATTCCGACAATCCTGATATGATTATCGGAACATCGACTGTTCGTGTCGAAGATAACCTGTTAATTGGAAAAGTGCGTTTCGAATCGGCCGAATTAAATCCGGTAGCCGAAAAGGTTTTTCAAAAAATACAAGCCGGAACATTACGAATGGCTTCTATTGGTGCCAATCCCAAAAAAGGACATTGGGGCGACGAAAAACTAGGTGAAGATCGCGATTTAATTTATTTCGATGAACAGGAATTACTAGAATGGTCCATCGTTCCTTTAGGTTCCAATCCGGAAGCTTTAAAACGTGAAGCACAAACTATCGAAGAAATTCGAAACCTAATCACAAAAGAAATTCCTGTAGTCGAAGAAGTTCGCCAGGATAACGATAAAGAGCTCGACAGCTTTGAAGCTCAATTAATTATTAACTCAAATTTATAAAAAGCAAATGAAAAAATCTGCTATGTTATTGCAAGAACGAGCTCAAAAAATTGAAGCTCAAAAAGCACTCCACACAGTTGCTGCAACTGAAAAGAGAAGCTTAAATGAAACTGAAACCGCGACTTTTCGTGCGTTGCAAACCGAAATCGAAGCCTTATCAGGTCAAATTACCGATGCTTTAGCTTATGAAGAAAACCTTCGTTCATTAGAAGGATCTCAATCTATAGGATTTGTTCCTGAAGGTGGTGAGGCTCCAAAAGCAAAATCAAAAAGAGCTTATTCGTTAGCGGCTCACATCCGTGGAATGATGGGTGGAAAATTGACTGGTGCTGAACTTGAAGCACAAGAAATGGGTGTAAAAGAACGTGAATTACGTGGATTGGAAGTAAACGACAAAGCCGTTTATATTCCTGAAGTGTTTATGACACGTGCTACACAACAAACGGTTACACAAGATTCTGGCGAATATGGTGGTGAATTAGTTTCTGATGCAGCTCCAAGATTGATTGATGGATTTATGCCAAAATTATTCTTTGAAGCTTTGGGTGCTAATGTATGGACTGGATTAACCGGTGGTGATATTCCTTTGCCTGTTTCTTCAAACTATACTTTTGAATGGTTGGATGAGGGTGAAGCAATTACAGGTCAAAAACAAAAGTTTACAGGACCTAAATTGTCTCCAAAACGTGCTGGTGCTTTAGTATCTATTACTAAAAAATTATTGATGCAAACTTCTATCGATGTCGAAGCTACAATTCGCCAAAGATTACAAGATGGTATTCGTAGAACTCTAGAAAGTGTTGCAATTCAAGGATTGTCAGCTAATGGTGAGCCAGTGGGAATCTTGAATACTGTTGGTGTTTCTGCTTCGGCTAATCAGGTGGCTTCTGGTGTTCCTACCTATGCTAATATTGTTGAATTACAAGGATTAGTGGAAGATGCTGATGCAACTGAAATTTCATTAGGTTATTTGTGTAACCCTAAATTACGTGCCAAATTGAAAACTGTTTCAAAAGGTACTGATATGGGTGGTGCAATTTGCCAAAATAATCTAATCGATGCGATGCCTACTGTTTCAACTTCATTAGTTAAGAAAATCGCTGGAACTCCTGATACTTTCCCAATTATTTATGGTGACTTCTCACAATTGTACGTGGGTGTTTGGGGTGGAATTGAAATCATCGTGGATGCAGTTTCTACTGAAGCCGCTTCAAAAGCTTCTGTTAATTTAATTATTAATATGGAAGCTGATGTTCAAATTGCAAATCCTAAAGCGTTCGCTAAGAACAACTTTATGACTGCATAAAAGTCTAATTAAAAGAAACGAGTTTCGGCTCGTTTCTTTTTAATCTTAAAATAAAATGGCAAAAATAAAAATTATAGCCTTACTGCCTTTATTGGCTTTTGGCTTACCGCAAAGCGAAGGGCAGACTGTAACTGTCGAAAAGAAGCAAGCTGATGAAATGATTGAAGCGGGTTATGCGAAAGTATATACCGGTAAAGATGTAGAAGCTACACCTGAAGTTAAGGTAGAAGATCCAGTTAAAACAGAGTAAATAACAATCCTATGGTAACGCATTTTTATACAACAGTCACAGCCACAACTTCACTTCTTACTTTAGCCAAAGCAAAGAAACAGTTGCGTATTGAAACCGCTTTTACCGATGAAGATGAATTAATTCAATCTTACATCGATGCGGCTCAAATTGATTGTGAAAACTTCATTAATAGAGGAATATCAAAACGGAATTTCATTATGGAATGTTCCGCTTTCGAAACGCCTTTAACTTTTGAACGAAATTATGAAAATGATGTGATAACCAAGATTGAATATTACAAACCTGGAGAAACTGAATTAACGCTTTTAGCAGCCGATCAATACCTTTTGCGAAAATCAAATATTGTAGAATGTTTCGATATAAAATTTATTTCGTTACCAGAAACCGACAAGCGCGATGATGCAGTTGTAATCACTATCGAGCAAGGCTTCACAGCAAGTGAATGTCCAAAACCAATTCTACAAGCTATCAATCTACGTTTGTCGGAATTCTACGAAATAAGAGAAGATCGCCAACAAGGCAATAATTCAGCAGCAAACAACTTGCTTCGAGCATACCGAAAATATTAGAAATACAATCGTAATTCGTAATTATTAATTCGTAATTAAAATGGCCGACAAACCTTTCATCGGACAAATGGACCGCAAAATTTCGATAGTGAAATTCGTAACCACACGAAATTCAACTAACGAAAAAGAAGTTACTCAAGAAGTAATTTCCGAGCCGTTCGCCTGGGTGCAAGATGTTTCCGGTGGCGAAGATTTCGAAGGTAAAGTTCGTTACTTGGTTACAAAGTCATTTACTATTCGATACAATCAATTAGTAAATGATTTCAAAAACCAACTAGGATTGAATTTCGAAGGAAAGCTTTATGATGTCGTAAATGTCATCGAGATAGGCCGAAAAACACACCTGAAAATTATCGTTAAAAATTATGAGTAATCTCGGAATAACCGTAACCGGATTTCCTGAACTCAAAGCAAAAATTCAGGAACTATCAAAGGATAAGGAAAAAAAACGAGAAGTATTAATGATACTTCGGCAAGTGGCACGTCCTTCGGTGCAAGCTGCAAAAAGAGCCGCGCCCGAAAGTAGTAAATCACACGTTGCACGTTCAAAGAAAATTAATCCTGGAAACCTTAAAAAGTCAATTGGATTAATCACTTCCAAATCGAGTAACCCAATGATATTAGTCGGGCCTCGTGCAAAAAATGGAAACGATGGTTGGTACGGTCATATCGTTCACGGTGGACACGCAATTTATCGCAACAATCAAAACCGAAACAAAACCCTGAAAAGCGGTCGTAAAAAAAGTGTTTTGGCGCGTGTTACGAATAAAAGAAAAGGAAATGCAGTAGGTTACGTAAATCCTATTCCGTTTATGGATATGGCTTACGAACAAACTAAATCGGCAACAACTGCCGATGCTCAAAAACAAATGACGCGTTTCATTCAACGACGAATCAATAAATTAAGCAACTAATGCTAGAACTATCAGACGAAATCACAGCCTTCTTATTAGCCCAAACGGTTTTTACCGATGTGATGGAAGATAGGCTTTCGCCAATAGTTTCTTCGGCTGATGAAGTTTATCCTTTTGCAAATTATATTGTTCGTGAACAATCAGGCCAAAGCAAAGATGGCGATGCTGCAAGTGCAACTTTACTGTTTTATTTTGAACAAAATTCCTATCGTAAATGCGTGGAATTCTTAGACCAAATGAAACCGATTATAAAAGAAAATTACGACTGGTTAAATTCTGAAATCGAATTTATAGAACAAGATCAGTCTTTTGTTGGAATTATAAATTTTAATAAAATATAAAATGGCAGGAAATACCTATGCTGGAAAAAACTTAAGAATTCGTGTCGATGGAAAAACAATCTTCCACGCTACCGAGTGCTCGTTCACAACTTCGCGCAATATGGAAAGCATCGCTTCTAAAGATACGAATGGCGAAAAAGTAACACCAGGGAACTACACTTGGGGAGTTTCGACCAATTTCTTGGTAGCCAATATTCCTTCAGGATCAACAACTCAAATTGCCACAAAACAAGTCCTAGATATTTATCAAGCTGGAACCGAAGTACAGATACAATTTACAACTGACATTGAAGGCGATGTCATTATTACTGGACAATCATTTATCGAAAGTATCAATATGTCAGCTCCTACAAATGGAGCGGCTACCGGTGATGCAGCTTTTAAAGGGAATGGCGATTTTATTACTTCAGGATCTGTTACAGAAGATAATCCTACAGCAGATACAACTCCACCAACCGCACCAGTAATTTTGAATTACGACAATAATATAGTAGATACATTCAATTCTTCTTTAAGAAGATTTACCATTCATTTTACCCCTTCGGTAGAAACTGAATCAAATTTAATTGGATATGAAATTTATTTAAATGGTGGATTTGGTGGGTATTTTAGTTTTGGTGTCGGTAGTAATCCAACGTTTGTTGATATTATAAATTTAGCACCAGCAACAGATTATGCTGTCAAAATTAGAGCTAAAAACTCATACAATTTATTATCCGATTTTAGTAATGAAATATCGGTATCAACTTTATCATAAAATTATAAACAATTAATAAATAGAAATTATGGCAGGAAATACCTATGCTGGAAAAAATTTAAGAATTAGAGTAGGCGGAAAAACAATCTTCCACGCTACTGAGTGCTCGTTCACAACTTCGCGCAATATGGAAAGCATCGCTTCCAAAGATACAAATGGAGAACAAGTGACACCAGGAAATTACACTTGGGGAGTTTCAACTAACTTTTTAGTAGCAAACATCCCTACATCTTCGACTACTCAAATAGCTACAAAAGAGCTTCTGGACACCTATCAAGCAGGAACCGAAGTCGAAGTACAATTCACAACTGATATTGCTGGCGATGTGATTATTACAGGCGATACTTTTATTGAAAGTATGAATATGTCTGCTCCTACTAATGGAGTTGCCACAGGTGATGCAGCTTTCAAAGGAAACGGCGATTTTGTAACTTCTGTTGCTGCTTAGTATGGACGAAATCATTTTAAAATTAGGTAAAAAAAGTTTAAAGCTGAAATTCGGCTTTAAACTTTTGCGCCTTTTGGGTCGCCGTTGGAATCTTCCGGGAGTGGACGAAGTAGTTCAAAAAATTGCCGTTCTCGATTCTGTAGATGGAAAACTAACCTTTGCTCAAATCGATATTCTCGAAGATATATTAAAAGCTGCTGTAGATTGCGGTGGCGAAAAAGTAGATTTCGAAAAGTTCGATATTATCGATGAATTCTTTAAGGATCCAAACGCTTTAGATAATTTCAAAGATGCTTTAGTTAATTCATTACCTAAAAACGAACCACAAGATCAGGGAAAGTAGTAAGTCAGGAAACTGACATCGTACCGGAACCTTTAACCTGGGATAAACTAGAAGAAATCGCTTTTGGCGAATTAGGAATCACGCAAAAAGAATTCTATAAGCACACGCCACGATCTTTTTTTAATGCCGTAAATGGCTATCGAAAAAAAGAAGATGCACAATCAAAAGAAAGATGGATCATCGCACGCGAAATGATGTACACTTTCGCTGGGCCTTATCTCGAAAAAGGAATTTCAAAAACTGATTTCCTTACCTTTGAATGGGAAAAAGAAATGATTGAAAAACTAGCCGCCGAAAAAGCAAAAACGCTAGCTGAAGACATTCAGAAAGTAACTGAATTTTGGGAGCGGCAAGATAACGCTGTTCCAACTGAAAATTAAAGATGTTTGGTGTTTTATTATTTATTTAAGGAGAAAAAGCCAGCAGTAATGTTGGCTTTTTTTTATGGGATAAAGTTACATAATGTAACCACTTTCCGCAGCCCATAAAACTACTTTTAAACTTTAATTAAAAGTAGTTCAATGGCTTCACTTGCTTCGATAAACATACGATTTGCAGTTGATCTTAAAGAGTTTAGCACCGAGATGCAAAACTCTTTAAGAACGATTGATAAAGTAGGTCAAAAGTTTCAAGCCGTAGGCCGTTCAATGACTGCTTATGTAACACTTCCTATATTGGCGGCTGGTGCTGCTGCTGCAAAATTTGCCAGCGATTACAACGAATCTCTCAATAAAGTCGATGTTTCTTTTAAAGCATCTTCTGCTGAAGTAAAATCCTTCGCAAAAACCACGCTTGAAACCGCGGGAATCGCCGAAGGAACCGCGCTCGATATGGCAAGTGCTTATGGAGATATGGGTACTTCAATGGGATTGACAACTGGTCAAGCCGCTAAGATGTCCACTTCATTAGTAGGATTAGCCGGTGACTTAGCATCGTTTAAAAACATATCGATTGATGTGGCAAATACTGCTATTTCTGCAATCTTCACAGGCGAAACCGAAAGTTTGAAAAAACTCGGTATTGTGATGACTGAAGTCAATTTGAAATACTTTGCTGTTAATTCCGGAATTAAGAAAAACTACGAACAAATGTCGCAAGCCGAAAAGGTGCAATTGCGATACAATTATATTTTGTCTGTAACTAAAAACGCTCAAGGCGACTTCATACGTACACAAGGCGGTGCTGCCAATCAATCCAGAATATTTACCGAAAGTTTGAAACAAGTAGGGGCGCAATTAGGAGCCGTTATATTGCCATTGGTAACCGCTGTTTTGACAAAAGTAAATAGTTGGATAAAAGAGTTTTCTAAACTTTCTGAAGGTACTAAAACAACAATTGTAGTTATAGCTGGACTAGCAGCTGCAATAGGGCCTTTACTTTTGGTAATTGGTGCCGTAATGTCAGCAGTTCCGATGATGACGTTGGCTTTTGCTGCTTTGTCGGCAAATATAGTTCCTATTGTTGCAGGATTAGGATTGTTGCTAGGTGCTGTTATTATTCTTAAAAATGCTTTTGCCACAACCGCAAAGGCTTCTGATGATTTGAATGAAGCGATTGCTGCTGGAAACAAATCGGCTGTAAGTGAAGTTGCTTCGCTCGATTCCTTATATGCTGCTGCAACCAACGTAAAATTATCGACTGAAAAACGCAAAGCAGCAATAGATCAGTTACAGGCTTTATATCCGGCTTACTTCAAAAATTTGGATGATGAAACGATAAAAAACGGTAAAGCCGAAGTTTCTTATAACCAATTGCGAAATGCAATTTTCAACAAAGCGCGTGCTGCTGCAATTGATAATGAATTGCAAAAAAGAGCCAACGACCGTATTACTAAAGAAATCGAATTACAGGAAAAAGTAAACGAGGCTCGAAAAAGTTATATTGATATTCAGAAAAATGCAAAAGATGCTGAAATAAGTACAGGAACTGGAACTGGTGCTACTTATTTTTCGTCCAGAGAACAACAAATAGAAGCTGCAGCTTTAAAGTTGAAACTCTACAAAACAGAGTTAGCGCAATTCACTTCGGAATCCTTAAAAGCCGATGAAACCTTATTGAATGCCAAATCCGTTTATGATGCTAAAAGCGAAAAGTTAAACCAAAACGAAATCGCTAGACAAAAAGCCGAAGCCGATGCGGCTGCCGCTGCTGTCGCTGCTCAAAATAAAGTAGTTGCAAAAAAAACAGAATCGAAAGGGGTAAAACTAGCAAAACCACAACTTTCTACTGAAGTAGATTTTGAAGCTCCAATTCTGAATATAAAATATTACGAAGAACAAATCGCAAGATACAAAGAGCTTCAAGATCAGTTTGCAACTAACACTGAAGAAGGTCGTGCCAAATATCAAGCTTATGCCGAAGCAATTTCGAATACTGAATTAATTATCCAGGACATAAAAGGTGTTGATAAATTAGTCGAATCTAACGATGTAGTCAAAACAACTATTTATGATTTATCTGCAACTATTTCCGATGCTGTTACGCAACTAGCTGTAAATGCTGCTGTTGGTTTTGGCGAAGCAATTGGAGCTGTGATTGCAGGAACACAATCTTTGGGTGGCTTACTTGCTGGAATGCTCGGAATCGTAGCAAGTTTTATGAAAGATTTGGGTAAACAATTAGTCGCAATAGGTATAGCTAGAATTGCTTTCGATAAATTAAAATTTTCTGGTGTTGGCGCAATTGCTGCTGGTATTGCTTTGATTGCGTTGTCAACCGTAATTTCTTCTAAATTCGAATCAGCTCCAAAATTTGCCACTGGTGGAATCGTGGGTGGATCTTCTTATTACGGTGATAAAATATTGGCACGTGTAAACAGCGGCGAAATGATTGCTAATGCGGACCAACAAAAGAAAATATTTGGTGCAATGAATTCAGGTGCTGCTACAATGACTATTATTCCAGATGTGGTGTTAAAAGGAAATGATTTATACGTTTCATTCCAACGTACTCAAAAACTAAAAGATCGTAAAGGATAATGAGCTATTATATCGACATAGTAAACACTACCTCACCATTGACACAAGTAGTAGTCGAAGAAGCTTCGGCTTCGGGTATTACTTTGTCTTGGAATGGTGGCGATGCTAAAGATGAAATGACCATCGTATCTAGTGAATTGAATTTTGATATGCTTTCGAAAACGGCTCAAGATGCTGTTTTTATTTCTTTTTTTACTGGTGACGAAAAAAAATACAATGTCTTTTTAAAAAATAGTAGCGACAATGCTATTATTTGGCAAGGCTTTATTTTACCTGATTCTTATTCAGAATCTTATGAGAAGCCAAACTTTGTGCGTTTTACCGCTGTTTGTGGATTGGCAAGATTAAAAGGCAAATACCTTCCTGATGAATATTACAGCCGCGAAAAATCGGTAATTGATATTTATTGTCAAATCCTGAATCTTACGGGCTTGGAATTAGATCTATATTTTAATCCAGCAATCGAAAACTTTGTCAATAAAGACTGGAATACTATCTATATCGACACGGCTACTTTCGCTGATGATAAAGGCAAAAAACAAGATGCTTATAAGATATTAGATACTTTGCTTGCTGATAATTTATGTGTGTGTTATCAAGCCGATAACCGTTGGTATATCGAAGGAATCAACACTAGGCATATTCGTAGTGTAAATTACAAAGTATATTCAATTGAAGGTATTTATGTTGAAACGGTGAGTTATACTCGATTGTTAAAACAAATCACACCTTCGCCAGTGCCAATAGTTACAATGATTCCGCCATATAATGAAATTACGGTTAATCATAAAAAAACCGAACCTTCTTTACCAAAAACTTTAAGTAAAGAAGAAAATGACGGCTGGGCGATTGTAACTGGTGTTGTGGGTAAAATTTACGCTTCTGATTGGATGGCAAACGGTGATTTGTTTGCTATTTGCAATGCGCCAGATTATTATAGTATTGTTTACGCAAAAGGTTTTGAAGGCGGTGGAAATATTAATTTTCCTCAAGACAATACACAATGGATTTCGTTGAAGGAAAAACTATTTATCACCAAAGGTCAAAAAGTAAAAATTGCTTTTGAGTTCAAAATAAAAAGACCGGGTGTTACAGAAGTTAATCCAGGTGATATGAATCTTTGGAAAAATCCTTTCAAATATGAAATGGTATTTAATGGAGTTGTTTTGTATTCGAATTTTGGTGGCGATATTACCGATTTTGAACAAGTGATTTTTAATGAATCGGCTGAAGCAAAATTAAGTATCGAGCATATTTTTACTGAAGATGGATTGTTTGATATTAAAATATATGCACCGCCCGGAACAGTAAATACAAACCGAATTGAAGGGATTTTAATTCAATCGGCTGCTGTTTCTGTGATTGGATTTGATGATGAAGAAACAATTACAGATTTAATTTCGGGTGAATTTACCATCGACAAAGAAATTGATTTGACTTTTGGTGATGATAAATCAGGGTATAGCGAAGCGTTTCGATTAAATAAACTTAAAGAGCAAACTTCGTTTTACAACGAAATTGAAGTGCCTATTTTTTACGCGTTCACATTAAACGGAAAATACTATTCAGTAGTACAATTAAACGGTGCCAACTTGATAAAAGAAAATCCATATACTGTATATCATAGCTCGTCTTTGGTGACCGTAAACGATGTTATTTTCAATTTCAATGATGGTGAACAAATGGTGATTGAAACTGCTACTGCTTACACTTCTGGAAGTTTCTTCGTGAAAAAATATGCTATCGATGATGTTGTTTCGTCACGCACCCATTGGACCCAATGGACCGATGCAGTTTATAAAATAGAAAACACTTCGTATTCTAAAACCGTGGCAAACATTTACCGTAGAATGTTTAATGTAGCACACGAAAAAATTGATATGCAATGTTTAAATGCGATAAAATTCAATGATTTGATCGTGTTTAAATACGTATATGAAAAAAACTTTTTCGTTTTAAATTGTAATTGGAATATCGACGATAATAAAACTGATATTACACTAAGCCGTTGTTATTATAAAGATTCAGGAACCACAACCGAAGATGGCAACGTGTCGCCGATTGTTTTGGCTGGTGACGATATTTATATCGATGATGCAGCGACAACCGCTTCGGCTTTAGCGACAGCTTACGATCCTGATGGGTATATTGCTTCGCAGTTGTGGACTAAAATTGTGGGTGGATTTGGAGATATTATCGAAACACCTTTCGATTTGTCCACTAATTTCCAAAACCTTACCGAAGATTTTTACACCTATCAAATCGAAGTAACTGATAATGATGGTGCTACTGCTGTAGATACTTTGAATATTATTCGAAATAAAAACTACACGGTAACTTTAGAATTAGTCGATGAAACTATTGATACGGATGTCAATCATCCTTCGATAATTAAAAGATACCAATTGGTGGCTACTCCTGAATTCTTATCAGGATTGATAGTAAAATTTACAGGGCAAGTTTATTTATTGACTTCTATTTCGGGAACTAGTGGAGTCGATGCGTATTCGAAATATGAGATTATAAAAAACGGAGCTTCGATAGAAACTGGTGAAGGATCTTTTCCTGGAGTGGTAATAGGAATTATTTTGAACTACATACCAGGCGATGAAATATTTATTGAATTAACAACAAGTGCTCAAGCTGGTACTTCAGGATCTGGTGATACAGCAACCGCAAGTGCTGAATTGACATTTTCGGCAGCCGAATTCATAAATGGAGTAGGAGCAATTTTAGGTCTGCCAACAACAAAAACACAAACTGTAAATGTAACCTGATGATGGCTGATATAAAGAGAATAGAGGTAGGAAATAGTAGATATGAATCTGTTAACGAAAACGTGATTCCTGTTTTTTTGGATGGCTTTGATTTTAGTAGTGATAAAATCACTTTTGATGATGTATATAGATCTTTTGATGAAAACCCAATATAATTATGTTACAAGATATATTTTTAGGAACAACAGCCGGTGATAAAACCGGAACGCCAGCTCGTGAAGCGGGAAATATTATAAATAACAATTTTGCTTATTTAGCTCAATCTATTCAAGCTCAATTAGTAGATAGCACCCTTATAGGAGGCGTGACCACTTCATCTGCTGTGCCATCTACAGGAAATATCCACGCTATTGGTGTGGGTCCTGGTACTTATACTAATTGGGGCGGAATGGTTGTTCCTGCAAATAACATTGCAACTTTACAACGTGTTGATGGTACTTATTCTATGAGTTTAACCCCGATTGACCTGTCTGGCAAACTAAACGTTTCAGACTTATCAAGCAATCTTAATTCTACAGAAACGGATAAAGCATTGAATTTAGCAGGGGCGAAAGATTTATCTAATGCGATAGGAACTACTACATCCACAACATTTATTGAATTAAGTCCAAATAATATATTAGAATCTGGGAGTGAAACTGCTAATGTAATGGAAAACCAATGGGCGGAAACAACAGAAGAAAAAAATTACTTTGACATATCGTTTATTAGACGAAGTGGAACGTCTAATGTTTTGGTTTATGTTCATACTGGTGCTACTTTTACTTTATTAGCAACATTAACTCCTTTAGATAATGGTGATATTCAGACTTTTAGAGTTAATGAAGTCGTTCCTATTGGCAGTAGAATAGCTGTAGTGGGTAATATTGGATTTTCAAATAATATTACTGGGGTTGGCCTTGCTGTTTATAACCAAAGCGATTTTTCTTCTGCTGGTTCATTTCCTACTTGGGATAGTCTTTATAAAGTTAAATTTTTTAAAGAAACGATAACTTTAAATAATGTTCCTGAATTAATACAAGAAGTTACAGGAGCTTCCGCAAAAACAATCGAAACATTAGATAATGAAATTGTTGATTTAAAAAACATAACCACCGATATTATTGATGTTGTTGAAACTAAGCTGCCTAATAATGCACTAATATCAGGTATGTCAACAGATTTGATAATGGTAAACCAATGGGGGCAAACTACAGAGGATAAAGATTATTTTGACATTTCATTTATTAGAAATTCAGGAACTGCCTCTGTAAAAGTGTATGCTTACAACGAAACTACTTTTACTTTATTAGCAACCTTAACCCCTTTAGATAACGGCAATATTCAGACTTTCAGAATTAATCAAATAGTTCAATCAGGATTTAGAATTGGTGTTCAAGGAAATATTGGATTTGAATCTTCGGGAGGGGTTACTGTTAAAATATATAACGCTACCACTTTTGCATCCGCAGGAACGTTGACAGGCTATGAAGGACTGTATAAAATAGACTTTTATAAATTGACTTTAGTTGGAAAATCACCTTTATTATTCCCAAAATATCCTTCATTATATAATAAAATAGGGATTTCAGGAACTTCTATAACTTATGGGGTTGGGGCTACAGGTGGACACGGTGGAACAGCAAAATGGCTTTATTTATTTAATCAAACATTGAATAATGTTTTAGGCAGAACGGTTACGATAGTAGATGGTGGAGTTTCTGGACAAACATCAGCAGGAATGCTTTCAAATTTGCCAGCGTTGATTTCTGCAAATCCACAAATATTTCTTTTGGAAATGGCAATTAATGATGCTAAAATTGATGGCAATGGACAAACGCTTTCTCAATCAAATTCGAACTATAGGTCGATGATTTCTTTAATTAAAGCAGCAAATATAGTTCCTGTTCTATTTACAGGATGGCCTTTAGATTTATCAAATACATCTTTAGGAGATTTGACTTTAGAATTTTCACAGTCAAAAAGAACAGATTTAAACAATTTAGCTCGAAAATTATCTACTGAATTAAATGTACAGTTAATTGATTTAGATTTGGTTTGTTCTCAAAATTATGACTTACTGAATGATGGCTTACATCCAAACGACAGAGGTCATTTGTGGGGTGCTAATGTTATAAGTGCGGGAGTAATTCAAAATGGAACTGTATAGACAAATGAAAGACACCTATAATTTCAATATCAAAACGGAAGTTCCTCCTAAAACAAATCAGGAAGAGCTTCTGTTTTTGAAATGGAAGCCTATTTTAAGAAGACTTCACATTTCGCCTGAAATTATAGAGGAGTACAAAAATGACCTTTTAAGTTTAAAACTAAGCCCTATGAAAGCAATTGCCGTTCTACTGTTATTTACATCATTTTGTTATTCGCAAACTTATGTTTACTCGGTTAAGTTGAGCAAAGTTTTGACAACTACAGCGGCTTCAAATCCAACGCTTTACAAACAAAATATTTTTGATTTGAAAGAATGCCAAAACAATACAGATGCTTTGGCAAAAGGATTAAAAGTTGGAATGTTTTATTGCTTGCCGATGAAAGATGGAATTTCATTAATAGCAGTAGTGCGACCAAAACAGCCAGAAACAACCGGAAGTATAGAAAATCAAAATGCTTATACCACAAACAAATAAATAAGAAACTAAAAAAAATAATCCTATGTCCATACAACAACGAAGAGCCATCTTGTATTGGTTCACGCTAATTTTAGGAATTGCAATATTGTGTTTACAATTCTATAAATATTTCACTGGAACTTTAGAATTAAAACTAGAAGAAGCGATTGTCTTTGCTTGTGGAATAGTTTTAATGAGAAATCCAAACATCATTTCAGACGGATTTAAGTCTTTTATTAATTCCAAAACCAATGAAAAAAATGAGTCATAAAATTGAACTAACGACGCTGATAATGGCGGGATTCGCTTCGCAATTCACTGCCGACTTATTAGCCAAAATCATCATCACAACCGTTGCGATGGTCATAGGAACTACTGTAGCCTATTATTGGAAAAAACATCTGGAGAAAAAAGATAAAAACGAATAATTATGAACGAAATTATCAGAATAGCCGAAAAAGAAATTGGTCAAGGCGAAAAACCATTGAATACCAATAAAACAAAATATGGAAAGTGGTTCGGATTTGATGGTGTCGCTTGGTGCGGAATGTTTGTTTCCTGGTGCTATGCAATGGCTGGATTTCAATTGCCAAAAATAGGCTTTTCAAAAGGATATGCTGGCTGTCAAACTGCTGTTGCCTATTTCAAAAAAAATGAAATGATTACAAAATCACCAGTCGAAGGCGATATTGTTTTCTTTGATTGGAATGCCGATGGCCGATATGACCATACCGGAATATTTGTAAAATGGCTGGAAGGTAATTTATATTTTGAAACTATTGAAGGTAATACAGCCGAAGGCAACGATAGCAATGGTGGAACTGTTATGAAAAGAAAAAGGTTGAATAAAAATGTGCTTTTTGCGCACGTAAATTTTTAATAAAATGATAGATTATAATCTAATAATAAAAAATATACGGATTTTGGTAATACTATTTTTAGCAATAGCGATTGTTTGGTTGTGGAAAGATTACCAATACCAAAAATCGGAAAACATTCGCCAAACTGAAAACAATAATCAGTTACGCAAAGCCGATAGTTTACATTTTGCAAGCCAAATTCTAACGCTAAATGAAGTAAAAGATTATTTGGAGTATCAGAATTCAGATT